GTCTTTAATATCGATGACTGTTCCTTCATTTTGCTCCTTATCATTAAGCAGGTTAGAGAGTTCCTGTTTAGTTGCCTCTAGGGCGTTTATTTGTCCTATTATATAACGATACTTTTCCATATTGTCAACACCACCTGATGTAACTGATATGGCTAAAGCTTCTATTCTTGTATTTATAAATCGGATTAACTTAGTTATTACTGTTTCTAATTGCATTTAACATTTCCATCTTCTCCGTGCCTGTCTTATTCGAGAATTTGGATCGTTACGCGTTTTTGCAGATGACCTTTTTAATTGTCCTAATGATCTAGCGCAGTATGATTTTCTGCGATTTGCAGCTTTTGACCCTTTTTTCACTTTTCCAGTCACGGCTGTTTTTAGTTTTGAACCGGGATTTGCTCTTCTATAGGCAGCGACACCGGCTCGTGTCATACCTGCTCCAGATTTTGTAGATCTGTAGTTCTTTTTATTTCTAGGAATTGGTTTATCCCTGTTTCGTCTCATTACTGACTCTTTCTAATAGCTTCAGCAGTTGGTGCTCCTTTTGCACCTTTCTTTCTCATCTTCTTACCTTTTTTTCTTTTTTGATGAATGTTGTACCACAAACCTTTTTTGGCAGTGCGTCCGTCTTTAGTTTTATGAGTGTCTCCACCTTTTCTAAAACCAGCTCTTCCACCTTTAGACATTAATTTAAAATCTTCACCAGATATTGTACCGTCTTTATTTTTATCTAGTTTTTTTTGACCACCAACTAATTGTCCTGAATTATATTTTTTTCTCATTTATTTTTCTTTTTTTTAAATGGATCTTCTTCCATAAATTTTTTATATTTGGGAAATTTCTTTTTAGCAACACCATGAGCTGTCGCACCCCCAACACCTGTAGCTAAAGCAGCTGTAATTCCTTTAGTTTGATCTTTTTTTATTTTTATTTTTCTAGCTTTAACAGCTTTATCATATTGATCGTTAGCTGCAGAAGTTGATTTAACAGAAGACGCTACTTTATTAGTAGAACTAGGTGCATTACCAGATTGTGATCTTATATTAAGAAGAGCATCAGTATTTTTTCTTCGCTCAGTTAATCTATTTGCAATTTTTACTGATTTAATTGTTTTAGGTAATTTACTTGCTTTATATCCGTATCCTAAAATTCCCATTATTTTTTACCTGCTCCGTTTCTAAATATTTGTGTTCCTTTTATACCATAAATACTTGCAACGACAAGTATCCATAAATTTGTAAACCAGCTCGGAAGCTGTTGGAACTGTTCAAAAAATTCTTTTATCTTTGCAGCTGCACCCGGATCGTCTGAGAAGACCCCGTACGCAATAACTAATATCGGGAGCGTCAACACGATAAGTACGAACTCGTCTTTCCAGTCCGATTGCCTTGCTTCTAAAAGTTTACCCTGGTACTGCTCCTCACCGGAAGCCATACGAGCAGCATGCATGTGCTGTGCGTCCGCCATAGCCATTTTCGTCTCTTGACGTTTTTTAAATATGTGCGTACCAGCTTGTAAAGCAACTTTTGCTAAACTAAACCACGCCATATTAGTACCAAGTAGCTATTTTATTTTTGTTAGCAAGCATTCTCTTAGTACCTTTAACCTTTTCCTTGTCTCCAGTAGGAATATAGTTAAAAGAACCATTCGAAGTAGTCTTAGATCTAGGGTCTATCTCTAGATTTTGACTAGGAACCTTGATAACTTTTTCTTTTTTGTAGTTTATCATGATTTTTTCCTTTTATTAGTTTCTTTTATTAACGTCAATCGTTTCTTTTTTGTTAGCTGTAGCTAATTTAACATCTGCAGCCAATAAAGCTTTGTCCATAGTCGTTTCATCTCTCATTTCAGCTAATTCTTCGTTCTGATCGATTTTATCTTCATGAATTTCTTTGCCTTGGACTAATTTAGCTCTATCTAAATCAGATTTAGCTTCATCATAACGTTTTTTACGATAATTTTCTTCTGCTCTTAAGTCAACTTCTCTAGATTTTAGTTTTAAAAGAGGGTCATGGTCGTATTGAGAAGTAATTTTCTTTTCTTCCTTCATAAAATCTTCTGTCATCTCTGCAATCAACACTGCTTTTCTCGCTTCTATCTGTTGAGTCATCTGTTGTAACTGTTGTGCAACTTGTTGATTTTGTGCAGCCATAGCTTGCATCTGTTGCATCTGCTGTAATTGTTCTCTAAATTCTAATTGTATTTGTTCTTGAGCCATTAAACTTATGTGTTCTAAAATATTTTTTTGTAATGCAGCCATAACTGGTGGATTATTTCTAACCATGTTAGTTGACATAAAGTTTAAGTGAGCTGTAATGTGTGCTTGATGATCTTGTCCAGGGAAAGCTTGGAAAGGTTTCATACCTAAAGCATCAATATGTTCAATCGATGGATCTTTAGGTGCATTTGGTGGAGGCGGAGGTAATACCGCATCTATATTTTTTACACCTATTGCTTCATACATACTTCTATATACTTGGTACAAGTTATGAATTTGTGGTTGTGATGTTGCAAGTTGTAATTGTGTTTGAGCTAATGTAATTCTTTGTGACATAGAAAAAATATTTGGATCAGCTATTGGTACAACATCTATTCTGTCATCAAAATCAGCTTGCTTAATTGTTCTTGCACCACCGACCACGTCGTATGGATATTCTGGTGGTAAATATTGTGAAATAATTTTAGATAATAATTTAAATTCTTGTTTCATTGCTGCATACAGTCTTTTGTGTATTGCAGACATAACTCTTGAACCTCTTTCAAGTAATGCAATAGTAGTTCCTACAGCTGCATTTTGTTTTGTGTCTCCAACTTGCATATCAGCAATCGCTGCAAATCTTTGACCAGCTTGTACAACAACACCTAATAATTGTAATAATGTTGGTGATGGTTCTTTGTATGGTAATGGAAAGAAAGCTTCTCTTAAATTACCACCCGGTGCATCTACATCTTTAAATTCACCTGGTTGTATTGGAGACGCTTCATCTCTAACTCTAACACCTCTTTGTTTAAACCCTGCAGGTAAGTTTGCTAACGTTCCTGCGTCTAATAATTGACGGAGAGCAGACGTTGCCGTTCTGCTCAATCCGCCAATCATGTGAATGAGACCAAATCCATAAAATCCTAGTCCTGGCAGAAATTTGAAGTGGACAAAGTATTGGATTTTATTTTTTTTAGGCTCATTGGGCGCAAAGTTCCTTCTAATAGAAAGAACTGTTCGGCTGCCTTCTTCTACAGTTACTATGTAGGGCAATTTTATTCCAGTCGGTTCTCCATCTTCACCGACTTCTTCAAAACCTTCTAAATCTAAGTTAACGTGGCACTCTAATAAGTTATAAACTGGTTCTGCTTTTCCAGTTTTCTTTGTACCTTCTAATTCACGTTCTTTACTTTTTAATTCGTCATTTGTTGTAATACCTGGAGGCCCTAAATCTACATCTCTATAAAAACCACCTACTTGTTGTTTTCTTAATTCATTTTCAGAAATTTTAACAACATGTATTACAGATTCCGCATCATCTAAACTTGTTGCAGTGTATGGCACTACTAATTCATCAGCTGGTACAAACTTAGACACAACTCTTCCAATAGCTGTATCATAATAAACTTTTTTAAATGTTGATCCTGCTAGTGGTAAATGAAATAACATAGAATCAAACTCTGGTTCGTATTCTTTCATTTGATCCATTATTAAATAATTCATATAATCTTTTACACGTTGTGATTGTTGTTCTGTTGCTGGAGTCTTAGCTCCTATCACTTGTGTTCTAACTGGTCCATCAGCTGGTAATAATTCTTTGTATGCTTGTGCTTGGAATTGTGTAACTGCTTCTGCTAACACTGGGTGTGTTGCACCTGAAGCTCCTTGAAATGGTTCTGATCTATTTTCATATTTAAATCCTAAAAGATCTAAACCTTGTGTATATGATTGTTCCCATTCCTTTCTTGAATTTTTATAATCCATAAAATTATTAACCATGTCTCCACCAATTGGTGATAAAACATCGTCTGGTAAAATATCTGCTAGATTATCAAAATGTGATTCTGTTCCCGGTATATTTATAGCTCCCGGTTCAAAGTCAATTGTTGCACCACCATCTTCTTCTGGTGTAACTTCTACTGGTCCTTTTTCTGTGACTTCTTCCTGAACACTAACTTGCATTTCTTCTTCTGAAGGAAGATCAACTTGTTTACGTGTGTTAGGGAGTCCTTTATCTATATCTGCCATTTATACTCCTATATCTTCTTAACATTATTATACACATAAGGCAACCCCTGTGGTTTTGGTCCTGACTCAGGGGCAATAGTCTTTGTTAAACCTGCAATACCACCATCTGCAAACATCCTTGGTGGTAGCATTTTTTCATCTACAGGTTCTTTTGTAAAGCCATCTGTTTTTTGATATTCTTCATATATTTCATCTAATTCATTACCACTATATGAATAATTATATGGTTTATTTCTTTTATTATAATTACCATCAAATTTTTTTGTAAACATAATATTAAAATTAGGTTCTAACTCATTGTTTAATGAACCACCTATTTCTATTATACCTCTATTTTTTTTAATATTAAATTGATCTTCAGGATCATATGTATTTAAATCAAATTTTTTGCCGTATTTTAAAAAATTTTGTTTATCTATAGTTAAACCATCTAATATTCCATCATTAAATTCAACACCATAATTAAGATTAGTTCCTTTATCTCCTTCTTTTCTATTTGCAAATAATTTTGAATTATCTAAGTATTTTTCAAATTCATATTTTTTTACATCCTCACCTTTAGTGTTATCTCTTTCAAAAGTTGCTCCTATAGTTGTTGAGCCATCAGGAAAAGTATATGTTATTCCAGAATCAGTTTTATCTTTATTGTCAGAAGTTTCTGTTGTAGTTTGTAATGAAATATTTCCAAAATCAAGGTTT